CAATGGTAGCAAAAGACCCAGAGTTCCTGTTTAACGTAACACAAATGGGTGCAAGGAGGGTACCAAGTTAATGAGCTTACAAACAATAGTAGACAACGCAACTTTTATCACAATTGATTATAATAAGTTATCAGCACAAAGTATATCACGTAGTGGGAGACTGTTAACAGCAGAAATAGCCAGTGCTGTGCCTTTTCGTATCAACATAGGCATGCACAATGGCTTAACATACAGCAGTAACAGAGACCTTGTTACAGAATTAGGTAACCTTGATATCACAGAAGAAAGCACAATAGATATAGGTAGCACAAACACAAATTTAAGTTATGTTACTGCATGGCGTGGTGACAGTACAGGTATTGCTTCTATCACAGTAAACAGTGCAACTGCTAAAACAATCAATCTTAATTGTGTTGCGGCAGGATCAGGCACATTCTTGTTTAAGAAAGGTGATTACATACAACCTGCAGGAGGATATAGATATCCTTATATAGTAACAGCAGATGTTGCACATTCAACAGGAGGCTCTGTTAATGTGCCTATACACAGAACGTTTATACCACAAGATTCATACACATTGGCAGGCAAAAATATCAATGTAGGTGTTGATGTAGACTTTCGTGTAAAGATGATTTCAAAACCTTCATACAGCATTGTGCCGCATGATAGAATTGAATTCAACAGTGATTTTGAATTAGTAGAAGTAATTAGAAAAGAGGATACGTAATGGCAACAACCATTAGTGAACTTGCTGAAAACAATATCAAGCATTGTTTGTTGATTGATCTTGATATTGATGGCACAACGTATTATATAAGCAATGCTTATAAAGCCCTCACGTATAATTCAAACGATTACACAGAATGTGGTGCATTTTTGCAAATAGGCGAATTCCAAGAAGACATCAAAACCACAAATGGTGATATTGCAATAACTTTAAGTGGCATACCTTCAAATATCAATTACATACAGACCATTTTAAGTGCAAACATCAAAGGCGGTACATGTAAAGTATATCGTGCTTTTTTCAATGATTCATATGCAGTAACAAATGTGTATCAACGTTTTGCAGGCATAATCACTAACTATTCAATCACAGAAGATGAAAACATTTTAGAAAATACTTTGACAAATTCAGTCACAGTAAAAGTTGCCAGTATCAATACGTTATTGGAAAACAGAATAGCAGGACAAAGAACAAACCCCACAGACAGGGTACAATTTTATCCAGGAGATCAAACGTTTTACAGAGTACCAGAACTACACAATGTGAACTTTGACTTTGGTAGAGAATACACCGGAGGCACCGGCAGAGGCGGTGGCGGACGTGGTGGTGGAGGAGGCCGCGGCGGAGGCGGTGGAGGTCGTAGAAACATCCAAGAAAGATAAGATATGAAGATTAGACAAGCAGATTTACAGGATTTTGATAGAATAATGGAGATGATGATTAACTTTGCTAATTCATCTCCGTATGTGGCACACCATAATCCACAATACAATGATCAGTATGTGAGAAATTTACTGGTACATGTGATTAAAAATGGTTGTGTTATAGTAGGCGAAGTAGATGGTGAACTACAAGGCATGTTGATTGGTTTAATCAGCGAAGATCCTTGGTTACCACATGTAAAAACCATGAGAGAAATAGCATGGTGGGTAGAAGAAGAACATAGATTTTCAACATTGGGATATAAATTGCTTAAAAAATATATTGAATATGGTGAAAAAATGACTGATGCAGGATTGATATCAGGTTTTACTCTTACATTGATGGAACAATCACCAGATTTAGGATTAGAACAACGTGGTTGGCAGTCAATCGAACGTAATTATTTGTACAGAGGAAAATAGATGGCAGTATTTACAGCAATAGCAAGTGCAATAGTAGGTGCAATAGGTATCTCTACTGCTACTATCATTGGTTCTCTTACATGGGCAGGACTTGCAACCAGTATCATTGCAGGTGGACTTGCAATGGCCACAGCAAAAGTATTAGGTGTGTTCAAACCACCTTCTTTTGGTAATCAAAAAGATCCAGGTGTTAAGATACAGTTACCACCAGCAACAGATAACAAGTTGCCTGTGTTCTATGGTAGAAACATAACAGGTGGTATCATTGTAGATGCTGGTATCACAAACCAAAACAACACCATGATATATGTTATTTGTATATCAGAAAAAACAGATTCGGGTAGTTATACCGTACAAAAAATATACAGAGATGACGCAACATTGAACTTTGGTACTTTTGCCAGTTCACATATTGTGCAATCTGTTACAGATCCAAATGCCACAAGTACCACAGCAGTAAGTGGCAAAATGCGTTGTAGAGTATATGCAGGTAATGCACAAAGTAGCAGTAATCAAATATTTCCTACAACAGGTACACCAGTTGCGGCACAAACCTTGTTGTCAACCATAAGTGCAAACACGTCGTACGATGATCTTGTGTATGCAGTATTTGAATTAGATTATGATCCAGAAAATGGTTTAACAGGTTTAGGTGCAATCAACTTTGATATCACAAACAGTCTTTCAGAACCAAGCAATGTTATGCTTGATTACATGCAGAATTCACGTTATGGTGCAGGACTCAGTGCGAGTGATCTCGACACAGATTCTTTTGATGATCTTTATGATTACAGCACAACACAAGTACCATATACCACAAGCGTAGGCACAGGTGATGTGCAAGATAGATGGCGTGTAGATGGTATGTTGAGTACATACGGCAATGTGAAAGACAACATTGATTTGTTGTGTCAAACCAGCAGTACATTTTTTACATACAATCCAAAGAAAGGTAAATTTGCCGTAGTCCCCAATAGAGCCGCAACAACTGCTGAAAAGAATGCCGCATTTGAATTAAATGATGACAACATGACAGGTGCTATTTCAATCACATCAACTGACTTGTATGGTTTATACAATGAAGTAGAAGTTGAATATCCAAGTCTCATCAAGAAAGACCAAACAGATACTGTATTTGTTACAACACCTGCAGGTGATAGAAATGCAAACGAACCAGATAATAAATTAAGCACAAGATATCCTCTTGTGAATGATAATACCAGAGTAGAAAACCTTGCAAACATTGACTTGCGTCAAAGTAGAACCAGCACTGTACTTGAAGTAGTAGCAGACTACAGTGCAATACAAATTGATGCAGGTGACGTTGTGAAAGTCACTAACACAGAATATGACTTCACAGACAAATTGTTTAGAGCAATGCGTGTAACAGAAAAAGAAGATGAAGGCGGTATGTTGTCAGCACAAATAGTACTGTTGGAATATTCAGATGATGTTTACACACATTCAAATGTACAAAGCAGAGGTGAACCAGGCGCAAGTGGTATACCAGGTTGGTGGACCAATTGGACAAATGCCAATATTGATTATGGTAACATCACAATCATCACAGATGGTGATGATGCAAATGCCAACATAGTTGATTCAGGTAATGGTAATGTTATTGCAAACATTGATTATGCAAACATAACATTCCCCACATTGCCAGGTGATATCATATCAGGTCCTTTTGCGGCATTTGATTTGAATTTGCCAGCAAATGTGTTTTACAATGAATTAGATCTTGATATCAATCCAGTAGGCACAGACTTTGCGGCAGTAACACCAACAACTTATACATTTACACCTCCTGCAGGTAACAGTTATTTTGCTCCTAACACAACGGTGTCTGTGGGCATACCATTAACTGGTTTTTCACAAAATGAATTATTAACTCCAAATATAGATACATTTACTGCAACAATATCAGGCAGAGATGACCTCACAGGAGTAAAGAGTCAAGCCAACACCACTGCAAACATCACAGTTACTCCAAAGAACTTTATACCAAAAGAATCTGTTGCTGATTTTACCAGTGGTGTACAACTTGAAGACACACCTCCTAACAACACATCTGTTGCAAGTGGTACCACATTCCAAGACATTATAACACCTGCCACATATGACTTTACTGGCGCTGACATAGGTGATTATTCATTTACTGCAGAAGCAAACCTTGGTGGTACCATTACAGGTGTATTTGATGTAGGCTTTACTGGCAACGTTGAAATGGAATTTGCAAATACCACACATACCACAAATGTAAAAATACAACAAGGTGGTGTAGAACTCATAAATGCAAATGACTTTACACCGCAGTTGAATGCAGGTGGTAAGTTCAGTAATGATCCTGTTGCAAATGGTTTGCCAGCAGACATGAGAGCACAGACTATTGAAATCAGTCTACAAGGTTACACAGATGTAGACACATCAAATACTGCTCCAAGAGGTTTTGGTAATATGAAATATGAAGTACTACACGTTACAAAGGGTGAGAAATAATGGCACATCCACATAGAACCATATACAATACACAAACAGGTAGAATTGTTATGTGTAGAAAAATGAGCGAATCAATTTTGTCAAGACAACTCACTGCTGAAGATAATTTGGCATACATAAATGGTTGTTGGGACGTAAACAAATATAGAATAAATTTAGATACATTAGAAGCAGAAGAAATACCCACAGTTGCAGTTGATTACACAGATTGGATGCGTGATAGACGTAACAAATTATTAACTGCAAGTGATTGGACACAAGGTGCAGATTCACCATTAAGTGATGCAAAAAAAGCAGAATGGCAAACATATAGAACAGCATTACGTGACTTGCCAAACAGTTATACAGACGGTATAAGTGCTAAAAGTGATGTTGTGTGGCCTGTTAAGCCGAGTTAATTATGAGTAAGAAATTTACATTTATAAAGAAATTAGATGGTAATGATGCTGATCATGATCCAAACATAATTTGTACACATGATCAAACATTCAGCAATGGTGCAGTGAGATTCACTGTTACCAGTAATGGTGTATCACCTACATTCAACGTTGGTGGTAATACAGCAATCACAGAAGGTGATAACATATACATTGCTGACACAGATTATGAAGACAGCACAACATTAGCCGCTGATGGTAATGGTTCTTTTGATGTACACGTTTATCAAGGCAATGTTACATTAGAAGGTGAAGTCAGAGATATCGCAGAATATGGTGGTGCTGGTGGTAATTTGAGAGCAAATTCTGCTACTGTTACAGTTAGTGGTTTGACCAACTTTGAAACAGACCATGCACAAAATGCACAGGTGTTTATCAGCACAATGACCATAGAAACAGTGCTACCACAAGGCACAAATGTTTCTATGAATACCAGCACTGTTAGTGGTAACGTTATAACATTAGATAACACAAGTTCTGCAGACGCACAAGGCAATATATCAGTTAGAAATGTAGTGCTTGAACCTAATAGTGCTTATACTGTGGAATTTGTAAACACAGATCGCAGTAACACAACCATAGATACATCATTCCAAGCAAATGCTGATCTATCACCTTTCTTTTATGTGTATGATCCTGCTTTTGCAGACGATTACAGTGCTAACAGACCTGTGGGACATGCATTTGATTCCAATATCAATACCGCAACATCAATGGTACCAGGATGGGGAATGGCAGTAGGACCTCCAGGAAATGATTTTGCTTGGTTGAACGCACCTGATTTATATTATGGTAATGGTTGTATAGGTTCTTACTGGACTGCAAACAACACGTATGCAGGAGCATGGGGTAATGCTGGTAATCCTGGTGATTCTACTCACATAGGAACATTTTGTAACATATCACACCCGAGCGTGGGTGTGTTAGAATGGACAGGTTGTGTTGCAAAACATGATGGCAACATATTCATGATGCCTGGTACTCCTCAAATAGGTAATTGGGCTAACTTGTGGCAAAATGCAATGAGTTGGAGTACAACTTTATTTTGGCCACCGGAGCATACCAGCAATATTGGACTCAGAGGTGAAAGCCATGGTAACATATCAACAACATATCAAGTTGAATTAGGCCTTGGTACAACATATCTAAACAGACATGGTGCCGCACTTGCACCCACAGGAGACATATACAGTGCTCCTATAGAAGAAAGTCAAATAGTGAAATTTGATTATGCAAATAACACATGTACACATGTCAGTGGTTCAAATGTCAGCATAACAAGAAATACACAAAATACCAGTAACAGAATAAAAGCATATGGTAGACCTGTTACACACGTAAATGGTAAAATTTACATGCCAGGTTATGCACAATATGACATACTTGAATTGAATCCATACACAGATACATATGGTTCGTTTGCCAGTAATGCAAACACAGTACCAGGCACTTATGCATTTACCACAGGTTGTGTGCTTGATGATGATCGCATATTGTTTGTGGGTGAAAAATGGAGCAATGACGTAAGAGATTTTGGTACAGATCCTATATTCTCAACAATGAATACACAAATCACAGCATTTGGTGTAATGAACACAACTGCAAATTCATTTACCATAAGTGATTTCAATGTCACAAACAATTCAGGTAACAGCGTAGGCAGAGGCGGTGCTGTGAGTGCTGTTAGAGGCCCAGATGGCAATGCTTATGTTACAACACCGGCAGGAGATGTCATATCATTCACTGTAGATACAGGTGTAAAACAACTTCTGTTTAGTGCAAGAGACGTAGACAAAAACGGTGGTGCTATAGGCAATGACCGTTATTCATGTACAAATGCAATATTGGCACCCGAAGGTGCTATCATTCCATTGGCCGCGGATTCTATATATCCTAAAGCCTCTGATGCAAACACATTGTTACATGTTTATGTGATTGGGCAAGATTGTGGTAATACATGGCCACTTAGTGCTTATCACGCAAAAAATTAACAAATCTGGTAAATAGTACTGTTAATAAAAACGCCTGTATTACCTCAGTGATGCAGGAAGTTCCCACAGGAGACGAAAATGAGCGGAAGGCTTTTAGATTTTAGTAATTATGTAGGTGGTTCTGACAACGTTCAAGTTGTAGAATTATTCACAGATACCCAACAAACGTATGCATATGATTTCGGTACCGATCTCACAGATTATACGTTCACAGTAGATTATCAAACATTGGTTGTAGATACTATCGCATACGATAGAACAACTGGCTTACCGACATTTTCAAACAGCAGTATTGTAGGTTATTTTGCTAACGTAGCAGGATCAGCCGGTCTTATCACAGAAAGAAACAATTCCGCAGGTACAGTAAACATAACCATTCCAGAAGATAGATATACTGGACAATTATTGCCAAACGCAAGAGCAAACGTGCCAATCACAGTTGTTTCCATTAACTGGGCAGATGCAGGTGTTACAAATCCAAATCAAAATTCTCATAGATGGGCAGTACTTGAAAGATACAAATCAGGTACCAATTCTTTAGGTGATCCTACGTTAGACAGCAACTTTTTAACATTTGGCACAGGCAAGATTGCCACATTTAGCACAGATGCTTCAACAGATGCAAGTAGAGCCGCAGGAACATATACAGTAAGTGGACTAAGTTCAGGTAACGGTGTAGACGCACAGTTCTCAGTATATGTAAGTGATAGTGGTGTAACAGATGTAGATATCATTAACAGAGGCACAACCTATGCCGCATCAGACACCATCGAACTACTTGATCAAGACATGGGAGGCGGTGGAGCCGCAGATATCACAGTAACAGTTAGCACAGTAAGTTAAGGAGTAAAACATGGCAAATGTAACGGTAACAACTTCTCAACCGAACATAACTGTTGATGCAAACCTGTTAACAGTAAATGTAAGCACAACTACCAGCAATATTCTTGTTAGTAACATTGCTACAGTTAGTAATGCTGACGTAAGAAGCAGTCTTTCAGTAACTGATGCAGGTGGTGATGGTTCTTTAACTTATTCAAATACCACTGGTGTATTCACATACACAGGTCCAAGTCAAGCAGAAGTCTTAGCACATTTTTCAAATGTATCACCAGTAAACCTTGAAGCAAATGGTCAAATATCAATTGACGAAACAGCATTGTTTAGTGGTAAAACAACTGATGATTTAGCAGAAGGTAGCACTAACTTATACTACACAAATGCAAGAGTAAATGCATACGTTATTGATGCAGGACTTGACTTTAACGCAGAAAAAGTAGATGATCGTGTTGCTAACTTGATGCAAACATCAGGTAATTTGACTTACACATATGATGATAATGCAAATACTTTAACTTTAAGTCAATCATTAACCACAACTGATATCACAGAAGGTGATAATTTATACTATACTGATGCCAGAGCAAGAGCCGCAATAAGTCGTGTAGACGCAGGTGGTGATGGATCATTCACATACGACAATTCAACAGGTGTAATGACTTACACAGGCCCAAGTGCCGCAGAGGTAAGAGCTCACTTTAGTGGACAAAATGGTATCACATACAGTAGTATAACTGGTACAATTGAATTATCAGACAGTGATCTAATATCAGGTGTTACAGCAGGTTCAGGTTTAACAGGTGGTGGAAACACAGGTAATGTTACTCTCGATGTTGGTGCTGGTACAGGTATAACTGTAAACGCAGATAATGTTGAAGTCAATATGGGTGACTTTACCACAAGTGATTTAGCAGAAGGCACAAATTTATATTACACAACTGATAGAGCAAATACTGCAATAGGTGCTTACACAGGTAGCATGAATTCTATTGCTGGTATTTCAGCAAGTTCTAACATAGAAAGTACAGCATGGTTAATTGGCAAACATGAAGTTGATCATTTTGTACAATCTGTAAATGATCTTGGCACAACAAGTGGTAACATCACTATTGATTGTGACAGTGGTGGTACTGTATTGGCAAATATCAATGCTGATGTCACAGGTATAAGCCTCACAAACGTTAGAGCAGGTACATCATTAAGCATAATCTTTAGACAAGATGGTGTAGGTAACAGAGATCTTGACACAACCACACATGCAAGTAATTGGAGTGGTTGGGAATTCACAAGTGCATACAAAGAATTCAGCAGTGGACCAAATGATGCTGACATAATGACTGTTTATTATGATGGCACTAACTATTTTGCAAGTATAGTACCGTTTGATGCTCCTTCAAGTCTCAACTTAACAGGCAATATCACAGCAGGTGGCATGACCATTAATGGTGAAGCAACCATTACAGGCAATTTAGAAGTTCAAGGCAATATTGATTATGTAAACGTAGTAGACTTGTTGGTAAATGATCAAAGCATAACCTTAAATTACGGTAATGCAACTGCCAGAGATGGCTTTATATACATTGATAGAAGTGGTAGTGGTGGTGCAAATGTCAATCTCAAGTGGAATGAAACCACAGACAAATGGCAATTCACAAATGATGGTACCACATACTATGACTTACCAACATCAACCAGTGATGTAGCAGAAGGCACTAACTTATATTTCACTGCCGCAAGAG